GTGTGATAATCTCTTCGGCTTTCTCTTGGGCATCAAATGGGTTCTCTTCAGCGTATTTAGAGAGCGTAGAGGCACGATGATAGTATTCCTGACCCACAATATACATTTCTTTGTTTTCATCAAAGAATGGATCCATTGCAGGCGTAGCCATGTTCTTTATAACTGTCTGGCCGGTGATTGTCTGGGCATTGATTTTATCTTGATTGTTCCATAAGCTTTCAGCCATGGCGTCAACGAGCTCTTGCTGATTATATACTCCAAAGAATTGTTTAACTGTTCTCCAGAACTTCTTCAACAGACTTTTAAACTTCTCCAGGAATGTTCCTGAGAATCCGGTTTCGGCAAGATTGAAAGCACTTCTACCAATAGCTATGATTACCTGCTCTTCAATCTGGTCCTCGGGGAGATTTGCAAATTCAGGATTATTCCTGAATAATCTCATAAGTTGAGCTTTCACATAATGATCAGCCGGCAGAGCATCCCAATAGATGTGAGCATGTTCATGAAGCGTTGAGGATTGTACAGCTTTCTCCGGATCAATCCATACTGCATTACCGAAAGCATGACCAATAGCTGTCATCGAGACATTACGTAACCGACCGCCCTGCTTCCTTACGAAATCAAAAAAGGCTTCTTTGTCTGTAAAGAATACTACATTCGGATAAAGCTCGCTTAATCTTTCAAAGATGTGTTGCTGGATAGCAGGATCCTCCGTCATTAAAGCTTCACCCACTGCATCGACAGCAAGCATATTATGAATGTCCTCTGGAGATGTTTGCTGGTCCTGACGAACAAAGAATTTTGAATCTTGCTTTCTCCACTGAACAATCTTTTTCGCCCAGGGAAGGAAGTCTCTGGCGAAACTTACTTTTCCTTTAAACCCTCTCTCTACTGATTCCCTTAATCCCGGGAAACCGTATTCCTTTGTCCAGGCTGTTGTGGATTCTTTATCATGTACCGACTCGACAGCTTCAAGAGCATCATAATCAAGCGGGATGTTTGTTCCGGTAGCAGCTATATTGATATCATAGTTAAGAGCCGGGTACTGGCCTTCAGCCCAAAGTTCTTTAATCTTAGCATCATTGGATGCATTGATAATGAAATTAGCAATATTAAGCTGTTCCTCCGGAGTAAGTTTACCATCCATCCAATCATCAATCTCCCACTGTACTTGATCGGAAATAATGACTTTTTGCTTATCACTCATCAATGAATAGAAACTACCGTTAAACCGGCTCGAAGATGTTCCAAACTTATGAAATACGTACTTTTTCAATTGGATGTGAAACTCAGCTGGAAGCTTATCAAAATCTTCATGGATCTCCTTCAGGGTGTTCTCATCAAAGTTTGTGAACTTGAATTCAGGAATAACTTCAAGGCTCTGACCATACTTACCATCAACGACTTTAAGTTTGTTGAGGAACTTATTATCCTTCTTAATATCAAGTGCATTGAAAGCTGCAATAACTTCATCTCTCACTTTGTAGAAAGGCTTATCCTTATTCAAAGCTCTGACTGCGACAATATTATTTAGCAGATATGATATTGACTGAAGCTGGGAATCCTGTAATGTATAAAGGTGACCTGCTTTCTTTGCTTTCTTACTCGTAAGCCTATTGGCAATATAACTGGATATGGATTGCCCTATGTTGGAAAACTCAACGGCATCATAATAGATCCTGTTCTGCATGAATTCCAGCATCTTTGGAACGATCCTGAACTCCATCTTAAACTCTATTCCATTTCTTCCTTTTATAAAGAAATTCCTGGAATCAAACAGGTTGTATTGATTGTTATAGAACTTACTCAACATCCCATTGGCAGACTGTAATTCATCTACGGAATTAGGAACGGTCTGAGTGAATCTATAAAGCCTTCTTATCTCCGGCAGATCTTGGGCTTGAGTGAAGAATTTTTTCAGAGCATCAACTTCTTCTTTACTGTGATCCTCCAGCAGGGCTGCCCATATAGCTTTAGCATCCTTACGAACAAGGCCTCCATTATGCTTTCTGCTTAATGATGTAAAATCTCTCATTAATGGAGATGTGAAATAATTCACCTGAGAATCAATCGCTTTATAAATAAGATTATAATGCTGATCAGCAGTCATTCCTTCTTTCACCTCCAGCTCTGGATCAGTCATGATCGAAAGCATCCACATATTGACAGTAACCTCGTTCAGGCCCATCAATTCTATCTGAGGATCCTTGGCATTATCAAATGCCATGTTCAGTAAATTGGTAATATGCCTCTTGATCTGGCCATGCCGGTCGTTTACAAAGCCCGTGAGCTTCTTTCCTTCTCCCATTGGAACAACTATACCTTCCTTCAATTGTATCTGATACATCGAGGCGATATTAAATAAGGTATTGATATCAGAAAGGATTCCCTTCATATCTACACCCACCTTGTTTTGCTCCCATCCTTGCATATAAGCCTGGAAATCCATATCACTGAATTTATCCATGCCAGCCCTTAAACGCTTGACAATACTCTCGTAAGCATTTGTGTCGATAGGTGTGAGGATCTTCTCAGTCATAGCTGGATCCATATACCCATATACGATTTGCATCGTCATCTGATTAGATAAACCGTAACGAGTATTTCCTTCTATGATATTACCTTGATCGCTTCTAAAGAGGACCTGATTGTATCGGGCATCTCCATCGAAGTCAGAACCGGAATTCCGTTGGCTCTCCTGATCGAGCATTGTGATATTACCATGCGGCAGGTTAACAGCAAGTCTGGCGACTGTGTGTGAATGTAAATCATCTGCCGGCACTCTTGTTGAAATAACAGGCTCTCCCGGGATGATACCATTCCTTTCTGTTATCTCCCATTCCATCAAATTACCATCCTGGTCGAACAGGTCCGGATATTTTCTTTTATTCTTTTTAACGTACTTTATAGCTTCCTCTGACTTACCCTTGAATCGATCATCATGAGCTCTTGCTCCACCGATATTAGCCATGATCTCAGGAAGGATGACCCGCGTTACACCATCCTTGTCTACAATTTCTTTTCTTCCTTCCAGAATATTATCAAGATCAGGAACCTCCTGTGCCGTTACCCTGTTGATTGCAATCTCCATCACATTCTTGGAGACATGATTGGCAACCTTATTACGAAGCATTGTCCGGATAGATGGTTCATTGAAACCAATGCCGGACTTGATCATCCGGTATAGCTCCGGATCATTGAGTGGATTAATATTCTGGGTAACCCATTCCATCCGAAGCTTGTCATTAGCTTCATTATTCAGCATATCCTCAAACTGCTTCATGATTTGATGCTGAGACTGGAATACAGCTCTGGCTACCTCAATGCCATTAGGTAAGAAGAACATATTTGAAAGGAGCTGTGAAGGCATCTTAGCTTCTTTCGGATTAGTATCATGCCTGAGGTCCTGCTGGATAAATAAATCTTCCGTATTTCTTTCAATGATATTGTCCTCAGTAATGGTGAACTTCTCTTTCACCTTACCCAATGCATCAAATATCTCAGCCGGCTTCTTCGTGGGATCCTCGGTGTGCTTATTTCCAGAAGTGAATGTGATCATATCAATATTATGATCCTTCATAATTTTCTTCAGGACTTCAAACTTGCTGCCCTTATACTCCATGTCAAATACTTCGATACTGATTGTATTGACTTTGTTCAGACCGCGATTACCATCCTTGAGATTTGAGTGTAATCCTTTGAATGATGTGAGAAACTGATTCCCGGTAAGTTTATTGTAAATACTCCCCATGGAAGTAGCTACTTTTTTAAAGAACCCAGAACTTCCAATTGAAAGCCCGTCAGCTATCTCACGACCACCAAGGATCTCATCGCTGAGAATCAGTGTCCGATATGTTTTCCCTACTCCACCTTCGATATTTGAATTCAATCGGTAACCAGGTGAATTTGTAGAACCACCTCGTTTCATCAACCCAACTAATCCGTCTTTATATTGAGAAGTCTTTCCGTGAAACTGCTCGTTGATCTCGGATATGTTCATTGCATAATTATAGACAAACTCCATAGCAAGACGCTTGCCTTTATCATTCCTTGTATCACCATCAATATTTGACCCAGGACCTGATAACTGGCCATTCTCCTGATAGATTAACGAGCCGAAGTTTGGAACAATAATATTCTTATAGAACCATTCTGAAGTTTTATTGAAGTCCGGAAACCGCTTCCTTATTTCTTCATAATCCTTATTCGTTGGCTTATGCTTCTTGGAGTCTATCAGTAATAGAGATGCTTTATCTCCGAACTGGCCCATGTGCTGAAAATAAGTATCCACTCCATTGAGATATGTATGAAGGAGAGAGAACATGATATCATGCACACTCATCTTATTTGATGGAGTTCCTTTCTTATCTGGATTCCGGTCTTTATTATGGATCCCGTTCAGCTCGATAACCTCCCGGCCTTGTCTTTCAGCCTCAGCTAAAACATGGGACATTTGCTTGAATGAGTTGATCCTGTCGCCTTTGATATCCGTTCCGGACATACCGATCGATTCCCGGTCCTCAATGGCTGTAGAGAGCTTATAAAGGTTTGCCGTGATCTGGCGGCCCCCGACAATCTCCCCGGTGCTGAAATAAGCATCAAGCATCTCTTTAAAGGTATCCAGGTTCTTAGTCTTGGCAGACTTGATCATAAGCACTCCAAGGATTGTAGAGTGGACTTTAGGATAGATCCCGACAAAGGTATCTTTCTCAAGCATCTCCTGGTACGTAGCAAACTCTGTCTTCGTTGTGCTTCCCTGCTTCGTTGAGGCTACAGTCTCCCTTGTCTGTGGTTTAAAGTACTGTCTCCACACTTCGGTATCAATCCCGGTAATCTCCATAAGGACTTTAAGATCCTCTTCAAACATGGCTTTGCGAGCCGCTGTACGCTCGGCTAAAGGCATATCTTCAAGAGTATTCTGTAAAGCAACACCATTACTTCGGTGTAAGCTCAACCTTCTCTTTACAGCATCATAGCCAGTATAAGTTTTACCTGTACGCTGATCAAAGAACTTGTAATTCTTAACTGTATCGTGATATGAATCAAGAAACTCCTGAAACTTGTTAGCTGGATTAAGCAGTTCTATTTTTATTTTTTCATCTTTCTCTATAACCATCCCATATTGACGGGTCAGCTGGACATTAGAATAGAAATTGAACATGCTTATTACCTCAGAGAAATCTCTTTGAGAAAGAAGCAAAAGGAGATTACTTGTCAGGATATCATCGGCTTTGATTGATTCCAGAAATGCCTGAAAGGAATTCTCATCTGTTACAGAATCAAATTCTTCCATCTTAGCAAGTTCATAGAACTTTCTCTCGACAGCCGATTGAGATGTTTCAGAAACCCTGGCTACTTCCTGCCATACCGGTCTGAAAGTTTTTAGATTAGACATGAGCTTCTGGGCCCCACTCTGAAACGCTACCTCTGGATTCTCAAATACGATATCAAAAGCTTCAGGATCGAACAGCATCCCTTCTTCTTCATAATAATCCTCGAAAGTCTTTTTGATCTTGTCGATGTTGGCATCAATGAATGTCAGCCAGTATTGCTTCTGATCAATCGTTAGATCATCTTTCCTCCGGATGAAGTTCTTCAGTTTCTGGATAACGATACGAATATCAGTAACGCCTTTCTTTAATATGCTCCGTATCATCCGGTCAAGAGCTTCATATGCTCTCGGATCCGTTGGGATTGGAACCCCAGAATACATATTGCCTTTGGTGTACCTGCGGAAGTTCTTCCACTCTGCAGCGATGACATTGTTCAGCTCCTGGGATTTATCCTGGAGTTCTGCCATGGCTTCGTGATTAGAATCCTCAACGATACCAATCTGATCTTTACCAACCATGACAGCGATACTGTTACCATAAACCTCTCCTGTACGTGCATTCTTTCGAGGCTTGGCACGATCCTTAGCTACCGGCTTTAAAGAAATGGTCTGCTTCTTTGAAATCGCTTCTTTTAATCTCTTAGAAGATTTTGGATCCGTTGATCCGAAAATAGTTATCGAGCGGCCATCATTAAGTTGTACGCGATAACGATTGCCCTCTTTCTCATATACCTTACCGGTGATCTTCTGGCCTTCTTTTAGCTCAGTGTATAGCTTATCATGCTTCTCAGTAGGCAACTGGTACTTAAACGGTACTCCTTCGGTATCAGCTCTCTTATTGATCTCCTTATTTAGAACACCAAGTTGTTTAAGCATAAGCGCTGCTTCCGGATGAGATATTATCATCTGGCCAAACTGATCTCTTTCGGTAAGCTGGGAAAGTTCTGAAGATATACCTTCTACATATTCAAGTAACTGCTCATAGGAAGGAACTTCAAGCTGTCCTCCCGGCAATTGAACCAACAATCCAGCTTCGGCTAATTCTGGGTGGGCCTCAGCTATTTTCTTGTTGTGAGCATCAATATCTTTCTGTTCACCTTTATTCACCTCTATCTCACCTTCGACCTCGCTTGTTCCTTCGGTAACCTCAGTGGAGAAAGCTTCCTCTCCCATCTGAATACCTTCGGCTTCCTTTTGGTTTAAGACTCTATGTTTCCGAATAGATTTCCCGGTTACTTTCTTGTATCGAGCTTCCAGACTATTTTGAAGTGGAGAAGTTCTGGCTGCTCTTCCACTGGGATATTTTAATATGATATCAAGAATTTGTTGAATAGTCACATCTTCTGATATTCCTTTCATACTTGCTGCTTCATCACGAAGATCATCAAGTGTTCGGCCTTTTTGTCGGAACCAACCTCTTTTTATTTCATCAGTTGTATTACTTGGATCTCCTTTATCATCCCAAGTATCTTCTGTAATTTTTTGCCCAACAATAAACTCTTCAAGAGGATTAGCGTCTATTTCTTCAGATTGTGTACGCTCAGATTCCTCAACCCAGGCAGCATGGATCTCTGCCGGGTTATTACTTTCCTCAGCGATCCAGTCATTCATCTGGTCAGGCTGGATACCTTCAGGGGGCTGGTTATACTTCTCTTCGTCAGGAGTAGCTTCTTGCTCAACTCCAAGCTTTTTTTCCTCTGTTCCTTTAAATTGCAATTCCCCGGATGCTGCTGGTTGAGTCTCCCCTTCAGTAGCTTTCTCAGCCATCTCGGAAAGTTCATCTTTCTTTTTCTCCGGAACAGTTTCCTTTACTTCTTTTGCAGCGCCAGCAGTATTGACTTGGCTTGTAACCTCGTCAATCATTTTTTGTCCGGTAAGGCCAATAATAAAGGCTATCTGCTTCTCACTTAATTCATCTTTATATTCTTCTAAAAGAGCTACTATTGGCTCCGCATAATCCTCACCTTCAAAAATCTCCTTGAGTTTACTATTAACAGTTTTGTCCAATAGAACTTTCTGTTTCTTACCTTTAGAATCTTTCCATGAATATTTGACATTATCCCCATAGACAAGCTCTTGATATCTCTCGGGAACGTTTGCTCCTTTCATGGCTACACCGAAAATAGCTACCGTGGCCAAAGTTTCCAGTTGCTGTTTAAAGAAGTTTGGATCCTGACTGGTATCACCTTTGAGCCCACGAACCATAAAGTAGTTAGCCAGTTCTTCGTAATATTCTTCCGCTATACCATCCCAGCCTAATCCTTTCCGGATAAAATTACTTGCGGGTTTTCCAGGATTCTTGGCTGCTTTAACTCCAATGTACTTACTCAACAAATATCGCTTTGCAGCTCCTTCCGGATTAGTTATTGCTCCAGGAACCTTAAATCCTTTCATGATATACGCACCCATCCTCTCAGTGAATATCTCAGCAAAGGCTTCGTAATATCCTTCCTTTTTCCCTTTTTTTATTTCTTCCGGAGACTTAGCTTCAAGCTTTGCATACATCTTATTGTACTCCGGCTCGAATGTAACCTGAATATTAGGCATTGTATTGGTAGCGATATTCTTCTGAATCATCTGCTGATTAGCCAAGGTCTGAATACTCGCACCGCCAAGACGGGAAAGATTAGCTGCTGCCAGCTCAGGAGCTGTGAAAGTAGCTTTACCATAAATCTTAGCCATCCGTGGGGATAACTTATGGACGGTAGCATTCACAACAGAGTTCTTGACTTTAGAGCCAAGGATCTTTGGGGCTTTTTTTAAGGCTGCTTTTGTAGTTGCCTTGCCCAAGGCATAGAAAGGGTTAGTCGCAACAAAAGACATCACATATGGGATCATCTGCTGTACTGATTGGCCTACTTTATATGCACTTGATACTTCCGGAGAGGAATTAGCCATATTCAGCAAACTGTACATCTCTAAAACCTTATTCTCCGACCAGGTGACCTCACCGGTCAAGGCTCTATCTGCAATATCACTTATACGGAGAGCTTGGTTCATCTCGCTGATACCAGCAGTCAGTAAATGCTTGGCAGATCCGGAAGATAAAGCAACCTGAAAATCATTGATAGTCTCATTACGTGACCATCTGCGGAACTGACTTTCCTGGGGATTCATCTTTAGAATCTTATTGTTGAATTCCAAAGCATCATCCAGAAACTTTCTTTCATTTTTCAGTTTCTCGATATAGAGATCAACATTCTTCTCTCCATAAGCATCAGCAAACCTTTTATGCTCTTCCGGCATATAGCCTACATTTCCCGGGTCAGCTTGATAGATAGCCTTATATTGATGCTCAAGATCCATCCTGCGATCAGTCAGATCACGGTGGGTGTACTCAGCGAACATCTGTAACCCGTTCAATGATACATTCGATCCATCTTCAGTAAGGAACATTTTAAAAGCAAGAGGCCTGGTCAGCTTCTTCTGCATTGCTTTCCTTTGATCAGGATCCTCTACTGTTTCAGCTATATGATCACTGGCAGCTTTATTTACAATTGCTCTTCTGGATATATAATCACTATTAGCATACTCGTCTGTTTTGGAAATAGAATTAAATATGCTGTCAACTGCATTATTCTCAGCTTCGGTAAGCTGGATATCTTCACCATGGATCAAATTCTCCATGCTTAACATACCCTGATAGTCTTTCCGCTTAGATTGGCTTTTGATATGATCTTTAGCCAACTGAGTATAACCATCACTCATGAATTCATTAACAGCCCTATTAACCTGATCTTCGTTGAAGGCATTTCGGATATCATCATCTTTAACATTTCCGGAAATGGATCCTGAGTTGACAATGATATCCCGCTTATCTGACTGCTTCATTGGATCAGCAGAATGCTCTAAAGATTTTCGCTGACTTCTAAGCTTACTGATCTTAGAATCTATAAATGCTTCCTCCTTATTAAGTTCAGATAATGTAGCTGGGTCAGTTTTTGTTTGTTTTGCCAAGTTGGAAGGAATTCCATAACTGGTAGGAATAGAATATCCTTGGTCCTGAGCGAGAATATTTTTTTTCTCAGTAATAGTCTGTAATTCTGATTCAAGCTGTTCGATATGCCTATCCATATCATCAGTATAGATAAGTTCATCAATATTTTCTCTGCGTTCCTGTTTTAACTCTCCAATACGCTTAACAAGGTCTTGAAGATATTTTTTATCTTCTTTCCTATCAGGATCCAGTCCAATAAGTCCACGCAAACTTAATTCTTTCTGAAGCTTAACCTTTGCATCTCTTTCTTTTTGCTCAAGATTAGCAATCTCAAAATCAATTAAGCCAATACGGGTCTTAGCATCTTCTGGCTTTACTCTAACACGCTCTCCAGGTAAACCTTCTTCTTCTTCGCTGATAGGATTATATGGGATAGCTTCAAGCGGATTGGCTCCTTTACTTCTGGCTTGGGCAAGTTTTTCCCAAGCTTCTAATTTTTCTTCTTCAGGATCTCCAGGAAGTTTCAAATTAGGATCGTCAAGATCACCGATCTCTTCCCATTGTGGATTTCTAAAATCAACAGGTTTTTCTTGGAGTGAATCTTTGGTCCCGGGTAACATCAGATTAGGATCATTAAGATCGCCAACAACCTCCCAGGCTTTTTGATCAGAGACTTTTTTACCCATTATTATTTTTTACTTTTTAAGAGCTTATTCCTATTAAGGTCGAACTTGTAATAATAATCCTCATCTTCACCGCGAACTTCTCCATTCGCATAACCAAAGTTTGCATTTGGGAACCTGGTATTCAGCTCCGCTATTTTTGGAGAAATATTCAAATTAAAATCCATTTGTTGTTGTATTCCGGATCCACGAATTTCTTTCATCTCTGCAGTTCCAAGTTGAGCCTCATCGAAAGCGTTTAAGGTAATCTCATCAAGTTTCGCTTTCTCTGTAACCGTCCCGGTGTAATATGTAGTATTAACAGAATAAGCCTTTGTCATATTCCTGAATGTAGGATCTACATCCGCTTCATATATATTAAACCCACGTGCATTAAGTGTGGCAGCCATGGCCGGATCTTCTGGCCTTCCATCTTTATCAACAGCTACAGCAACAATAACATCCGATTCAACCATTGGAATACCCGTAGCTGGATCAAATGTAATCCTTCCACCACCAATAGCTTTCATTGGAGTTGAATAGGAGAATTCATTATTTGTTTCACCTTCTACTTTCTGAGCAAATTCAAGTTCATCTGATGCTGAAACATATCGCTGACCATTAAGCTTTCCAAATGAACTAAAAACGATATTATTTTGCCGATAAGCAGAAGCATAAGGAGTCCCATTATTCCGGGCATCTATCAAGGGATCATAAACTTTGCTTTTTGCATAACTGTAAGATGTTCCTCCTGTTAGATTTTTCTTTGCCCGGGCAACATCCATTTGATTCTTTCCAGCTTCCATCCGAGCGTAATTCTCACCACCAATGAGTTTGTTTTCGTAATACTGTTGAGCCGTCTCTGCTATCTGAGTCCCACCGGCTTGCTCATAACTAGCCTCAATAGCCCTTCTGCTTTTAGGATCTCCAAAGGCAGTATCAACCTCATCTTGGATAGCTCCTTTGTTTGGAGCTTTTATAGTCCTGTAAGACTCGATTCCATCTTCATCAAGATATGTTTCTGTATATTGACTTGAACCTACATTTTGTAATGACGCTTGAAGCACATCATTGAATTCTAATTTTGCAGGATTAACGTACACATAAGGATTACCTCCATTTTCATTGTAGTGGTTATACTTATCCATCTGACGTTCGATCTCCTCAGCACCCATGGTTCCGCTGTTAACTTCAGCTTGCAGGACTTTGAACTGTTCAGCTACCTGAGTATCTTCCCGGATAATATCATTCTCAAGATACTGACTGGATATATCCGAGAACTGAGCAAACAGGCCCGGGTCGGTTTCCCAATTTGGATTATTGCTGACAAAATCCGCTAATTCATTATTGATCCGTTTATAATCCTCTTCAAGTCTTACTGTGTTATTCTTCCCCACAACATGACCTTGCTTCAGCATACTTCCGTATAGCTGTGCTTTTCTTTCCTTTTCGACTTGAATTTGAGAACGAAGATTTTCTCTTTGGTAAAGCCTTTGGATGTCAGCCCCAAAATCATGCTTTACTGCTAACCCTTTTGCTAATCCAGTTTGTGCCATTATCCAAGTGTAATATTAGTTTCTTTTGCTTTCTGTAGGGCTTTTATAGCCTCTAGTTCCTTATTGTATTGCCCAGCCCCAATAATATGTTCAATACCAGTAGAAAGAAGATTGGCCCATAGATCTTGATCATTCTCCCAACTCGCTAATCCGATCTTGTTCACATCGTATTCCTGACCGGCAAGTTTAAGGTCGATTCCAATCGAGCGATCAATCTTTTTCTCTTTAGCTTCATAGTCTGCGATCTCTATCTTACCTGACTCGGCAAGACCGGTTGAAAGAGCTCCGATCTGCTTCTTATAGATATCCTGAGCAGATCCTCCTTGCCCGGTAATAGAATTCATAACTTGACGCATCTTACGGGCACTCTGCTTTTTGTACTCATTCTTAACAGCCGGGGGTAATCCATAGCCAGCGGATTCTTTTGCTGCTCTTGATAAGCTTTCAAGTTTCTTACTGACATTTATATCGGGCCTTTGTCCGGAACTAGCCAACCCAGCCGCCCCTCCTGCTACCTGTGCAGCCCCAGCAATTGTACCTACCGATTTCATGATCTTATCCATTATTGACTCCTTCTCAGGAAGATCAGCCTTAGCTACCTCTCTGAACGTTTCACCCTGGACCTGTCGATCTATTTTAGCCATCTCGTCTGAGACATATGTATTTAATCCACTGGTAGCATCCCTGTTGAGGTAATCCTGATTAGCTTGGTTTACAGAATCCACATCTTCATGAGGATGCTTATGAACACCACCACCATCATGAAACCCCTTTGTCTTTCCACCACGAGAGAAACCAGTCTTATTCTTTTCAGCATTTGGAGCTAAACCTTTAACATCTACTCCGTAATAATCAAGAAGATCATATTCCTCTGGAGTGTAAAACACCTCACCATTACTTACATTGATATCAATATTGCCATAGTTACGACCGGCAACCTCTTGGTCTTTCCATCCAAGGTAATCCTTTCCATGCTGCATAGCGGCAGCAGCATTTTCCTTGGGAACGATAAATGCATCTTCTGGAGCTTTCATACCTATGCTATCTGATTTTCCTGTTCCTTTTCCTTTTATCTTTCCTCCTTCAGCATATCCGGATTCATTAAGAGCATCCTGGGTTCTTCCTCCCCAAAACTCAGACCAGTCTGAAGTGGCCTCAGCTCGGTCATCTTGACGACCTTTTGCTCCAAAAATAGCTTTTACTCCTGATGTAAGAGCTCCTACTCCGGCACTGACCGCAGCAGTTATTGGTCCTCCTACAGCTCCAGCAGCAGCTCCTTTTGCTGTTGATGTGGCTATGTCTGCCGCAATAGTTCCTGCAGCTTGCTTTTTCATTGCATCAGCCGGATTAGTTCGATACTCTGCTATCTCATCTGAAAGAGTTTTATTGCGATCTCCGACAAGACTCATAAGTAGATCTGAAATTTGATCTGCTCCAAGGTTTGCTAATTCTCCAATATTATTTTTCCCAACTGGACCGCCCTCTTCGTAACCATCAGCTCCACTAATCGCATCTACCTTATGTTTCCTACGATTCTTTTCTGCTGGGAATCTATGTTTAATATGATCCATAGGAAGATCCATTTGAGTATAAGCCTTTGTGAGTCTATACTTATCATAATCTGTCTTAGCTTCATTTTCATATAGATCTAAATAATGCTTCCTGGCCTCCGGATTTGGAACTAATGCTTTCTCATTATATAAAGCAAACCCGTTTTCAATATAAGAATCATTAGTATACCTATTTGTTTCACTGGCATGCAACCAAGCAGCACGAGTCATATATGCAGGTGGTTCATAATCTGGCAGAGGTATAGTATCTCCACCCATAGGAACCATTGGATTAAATGATTTTAAAGATTCATTTCGTGCGGTATTAGCGGCTAAGGCACGTTGGTCTTTTTTGCTTAACCCTTTTATCGGATCTTTTGTTTTTTTAGCCATGATCAATCTGCTTTTCTTAATGTTGTTTTCATTTCAAGGAATTTAACATTCTTAGCACTTGTCCAGAACTTAACTCGCAAATACCCATCCACAAAGCGTTCTTTATTATTTACAGCAGACAGAGAAGATACTTGGTATTTAGGAAAGCTACCAAACCAACGCCTGTTCCTGTAAGTATAATCCCTTCCCATCATACGGAACTGTCCACCAATCAAACTCTGGATCTCTTCAATGATAAGCTGGTCAGAATTTTCAAGGGTTACCTGGTCAAAGAACAAATTACTTCCTATCAGCTCAAAGTTATCACAATATACAGCTTCTTTACCTTCCGACTTAACAACAACTTCTATCTCAGCTGTTCTTGCTATACCGTAGATCACTCCGACATTACCTTTGCCATGAGCATAGATAGCATTACTATTCTGCTGAACAGAGAACGCTACATTGTGATATCGCATCCACCTACTTGCCGGGATCGTAAACTCACCAATGTATTTCTGTCTGCGGATATCATAACCCATTGTTTTGTAACCACCGGATGTGGGATTATAAAACGTGGTAAAGACAACCTTGTGATAAGGATCATATCCTCCTGTTATACCTGTCCCGTTTGTTTTGATCGGGTTATCATGATCTACAATAGCCGTGTCAACATTTTCCTCGAACCAGTTATTTAATCCCTTGGCAATTGAATCTTGAGAGAACTTCATTGAATCAGTCAGGGAAAGGTAAATCTTTCGCTTCGCATCATACCAATGGAAGCCCATATCCGACTCGACAAGGCCAAACTGATTGGAGTTACCTACTTTGTTAGTCATCTCGTCATGACGCTCAAACAAGCCTCCTGTGCCGAGCTGGACCGGATCCCCGAAAGCTGTCTGGGTTAAGGCTCTTTCATTAACCGGAACATAGCCGACAGCATCACGCTGCCAGAAGATAATCCGGTTGAACTTATTCTTGATATTGATCAGCTCTCCATACATCGAATCCAGGTCGATCTTATCATTTGTATTGAAGATCCTGAACTGGTCCTGTCTCTCTCCGATAGATTTTTGCGGAGAATGACGCATCTGTACATCAAAGTCATTAATCAATGTAGCATTAAACGGAAGTGGTAAATAATAATCATTGATGTCATCACTTGAATAACCATCATTATAATTGTACTCTTCATATACATTACTTCCGGTTTCCATTCGGATACCAACCGTATTCAGTGTTGGGTTATAAGGCCTGTCCTTAGCAAAATGAACACCCTCTCTTAATGATACATTTACCCGGGAAGATACAGGGAAGATAACTCCATGACCATTTTCTTCTTCTCCACTATCACGATGAGCGATAACTCGTTGCTCGTCATAAAGACATATGTAATGATCTCCACCGAATACCTCTATCTCATTAAAGATATACTGACCACCTGATCCTATATCTGACTTAACGGTATCGTTGATTTCTTGGAAGTGCCCTATAGCCATGTAATTTGAATTAGCTAAGGATGAATCACTCTGCCCTCCATATGGACTGGCTACTTCTCTTTTTACAGTACAAAGCAAGGCTCTCGCTCCCGTCCTGTTGTATTCGCCTTTGGGGTTATTCCCAGTTTCATCAATATCCAGAACAAGGATATTATGCCGACCACACTTACCATCTCTAGCCGGACCTTCAAATTCATGTGTGGTTGCTTGATATCTCAAAGTTTCATTACGTGGATCGTAAGGTATATCAGATTCTAAAATTGTGTCGTATTTAGTTGAATAAAGAACGTCATGACTTTCATCAATATCTGAATTATCTCCTCCTGGAGAAGATACTGTTTGAAGATTTAAAAACTTCTGATAAAAATCATAATGATCAAATCCACCAAAACTTGATGTACGCATACTTGCCCGGCCATAACCGCTGGAAATAGCTTCGGAAACAAGATAAGGATCTATGTATTGCAGGTTTTCAATCTTATCACCAGCCTGTATATTAAAATTTTTCAGGTTAAATGTATCTTCCGGACAAAGGAAAGCATATGCTCCAGGATGCTGATCAGTATCGGATCCTGAGCTTCTATACCCAGCAGCCATCTTTATATCCAAATCATCCACACCAACAGCATAAGTGAAGGAAAGTAATCCTGAAGCAAGGTATTGGTGAACAATTGGAGTTCTTACAATCATAAAAGCACTTATATCGTCTATGATATCGGTCAGGTCCAGATTGGAAAACTTCATCCCCAGCGACCGGCCATTCAATTGATCATAATAAAATCCTTCTGCATTGGATTGATAATCATATCCACTGATAAGTTTTTCGCCATTCATCGTGCTGGCGTTTGTCCTTTTAGGGATTTCCGGATCCCCCGTCCCAAGGGTTGCATCCTGATTGTTCAGCCAACGGACAAAGAACGGCCTCCCGGTAAGGTCCAAGGCACAAAGCCCGTATCGGACAATCTCACCCCCGGGAAGGCTTTTCATCTTATTGGAAATAATGGGAGATTTATAATCAAGAAACTCTCCATCAAGATCAGTAGACTCCCATACATAGTCAGACCATATAGGAGAGGGGCCGGCACTTGCTTTGCGATATTTCTTAAAAGCTACTGTTGGCACACACGTTCCGGATGTACGTGCCGCTCCGATGATCTCAGTAACCGGCAAGGTGAATATCTCATCCTCAACCCAGGTAATCGTTCCTCCACCATCAAGATTTGCTCCACCATTTGCCGTACCTCTGTATTGAATACCACAATACATCTTAGTATTTGCCGCGTTGACAACTGATCCTGTTGGAGAATGGGTCAAGGCTTTCTCTCCGGCAGACCAGTCAGGAGGACTCCCGGTTAAGTCCACATAAGGATAACCGGTTACATCAAGGATAACCTCTTTGCTTATCAACTCCATATCACAATCGATTTGGTTATTCTTCGATTGGACATTCATTCCTGTAACATCAAGCTCTGGTCTTGTCTCAACATTAGCAATTACATTCTTCAGATTGATAGTCGTCAGATCCTTACACTTTTTGATAACAATAGAAACGTCCAGAAGATCATCCAGCGTTACAGTACCAGAGTTTTCATTCCCATAATATATAACAGTCATATCCGCACTGGTCAGGTTACCGTCATAGAATATATTTCCTGGCTCTGCAGAATTGTAATCATTAGAATAGAAAGCAGCAATTTGAATCGAGCTGTAATCGGTATCCAGACCTTCAATGGATAATTGAATTGCCTTGGTAGTTATCTCGTCAGGGGCCCCTCCTTGAAACGCCTGGTACTCATCCGGAGTAGTTCCTATGTTTCCTTTACCTACATTAACAGGATTAGACAGATAACTCCAGTCTGAATAATAATCTTCATTGATATATCTCCAGCAAAAGAAATAACTCCCGGCTTGCAGATAGCCACCGTCAATTACTCCTTCAAGTTTAAAGTCACCATACGCCTCAGTAATTTCAGGAGAAAATGGAAGAAATTTCTCTTCTACAATGACTTGTTTATTCAGCGGATCCTCATAACCTATATTCAGTGTCCATGGTGAATTGTTATCATCAGTCACATATAATCGCTGGATCTCCTGAGATTCATAAAAACCATACATAGCCCGAATAGGATAATCCATGGATAGATTCAATTCAGCATTTGATCCTGACCATAATGTTTCTATCGTACCAACCCCGGCAATACTAAAAGTAACTTCCAGGATATAGACTGAATTCAGAATTTCATCCAACGTTAACAGGATATGCCTTTCACGAAGATTGCACCATCCCAATATCCTTGAGTTTGTAGATAACGTAAATGAGCCTATTGTACCCTTGATAAACTCCCAGATGTAATTACCTTCCTCAGCTTCCATGATAACACCATTCTTGCTGTAACGCATGGTGTGTTCAGGTTGGTAATTCGGATCGTTATCCGAATGTACTCCGTTGATTATCTTGTTGACTACTTTCATTAATATTGTATAATTTCAAATGATGAAGCTTCACCGTCTAATGCCCTTGCATGACGTACTGCTACATTGTAATCTCTCTCAAGATCCTTGGTGAACTGGATATGTCCGGAACGCATCATCTTATCGCTTTTGTTAAGCTTCCAATTATACTTACCGGCCATCTTGAATTTGATGAACTTTGTGATTGCATCCGAATGGTTCTGATTGATTACCCAGAAACTATTCTCGTCAGTTTCGATATACTGATATATCAAAGTCATCTGCACGCTATCAAAACTATTCAGCAGATGCAGCTCTTCGGCTATTTCCTCCCAGAGATAAGGCAGGATGATCGTGCTTTCAGCCGGCCGCCATAACCAGCTGTAGTAATCATCCTCATGGGTATCATCTTGCCGTGTCGTAGCCCAATTGGAACTTAGATACCGAGCGTTACATTGATCCTCATAATCCCCGGGGAGAACCATGGCTACCTTGTAGCAATCATCCGGAAGCTCAATAGTGCATCCGTCAACGGTAAACAGCTTGGCTTTGTACTTATAGGCATTTTTTGCTCCTATCTCCCGTTCTATGTATTTAGCCCATTTCATCATTTGATTTTGAAACCTCGCCAGTGAAGCATCCGTTTCGTCAATCGCGTCTATGATAGGCTGCTGAATTGATACCCGTTTCATATGATTAATTTATATGTTAAATCTGGATCTGCAAGACATTCTTCCATCTTCCTGCGTAAGTGAGTAGACGGCTTAAAATCAGCTTTGTATTCGTCTTGTATTTTACCTGTACATCTCATTGAAAAGAAAACTCCATGTATCGCTGCACTACGAGCAAAACGAGCTTCTTTCTTTACCTCTTCCAAATCAGATGAATTTACATAGTAAGGAGTAAACCTCATTTGTCTTAGAATAACAACATCTAATCCATGGCAAAGCATCTCTGCTGCATAGTGACAGAGCCGCTTCAAAATGAACAGAACATCCTGGTTCCTCATCCTTGGCTCTTTTTTACGAATCAATGCTCTTGCAGATCCTATGTAATCAATTGGCTTTCGGTGCAGCTTGCCCATCTTTCATTATTCTTAAATTGCTTTGTGCATCGTTTACAACATCAGTAATTGCCTGGTCGTTAAGTTTTAAATCCTTGGTTAATATTTGCATTATCACCGCTTGAGCCAGCCGAGCGTCCAGTGGGTATGGATCAGTAAATACCCGATCTCTAAATGCGGTTCCGTCAAGGACCTGTACATCCATTGGATTTTCCGCGATAATCACTGCTGCTCCTTCCATTATATACGGATAGGTATACAGGAATGTTCCTATCCGGGCATAGTACCCGAAGTTACGGTGGATCTCTTCCTTGACAAGAGCTTTCATTACCAGAGTGTCAAAATCGGTGGGCTCAAATCCTATGATACCCCCTGAACCGGAAAGGCGGTTAAGTCCTAAATCTTCTGGAAGGGTGACAACTTCAGGCAATGAAGCTCTGCCAAGGGTAATGCTATTTACTACAATAGATGGATCATCAGCAGCATCGGTTTTGGTAAATGTAAATTTACCTGTTCGTTGCAACCATGCCGGTGAGATCTCGGGTTCAATACGGTAACTCTCTGAGATGAGTGATGCTCGATAATTATTTATCTTAAAAAGCAACCAAATATCTTCAAGATCGGTATCATCCTCCAAGGCTGACTTGATCTCTTTCACATCGTATATAATCTCTTCTATCGACATAGCTATGCTGTTTTTCTATATTTCCAAATAAAACCACCGGCAGACGCTCTAAGTCCATTTGCAACTCGATCAATGTTAAATATTTTCAACTTCTCTCGAGCCTGACTTGCAGAATCCCAATGCCTTATCAAATTTCCATTTTTGTCAAATTGACTGATAGGTATACTCCAATGATCAGACATTTTTTTACGAGCCTCTTTAGACATTTTTTTCCCAGTATGAGTTTTTGACATTTTTAATAATGTCTCTTTAGAACGAGGATTAAGTTGATGTCTTTTTTTCTGTGCAATACTCATCTTTACTTTTGTTTCTTTGCTTGCCTTATGCCCTACTCTACTATAAGCAGTTTTCAAGATATTAAACCAAGGATCCAATAAGTCGATAAAATATTGCTCAGATTCAATTAGATTATCTCTTGTGCATTTTTTTAAAACTGAAAATTCTAAATCTTCAATTCCGTATTTATTGAAATGGGCTTGCAATTTCGGATTATCATGAACATTTCTATTCAATCGAGAAAGATGGAGACCCCATCTTGATCTCATATTGACCGTACTGCCAATATATATTCGATCAGAATTGATCTTAGATTGAATTTTATATATTCCGATTATCTTCATATCTCTTCTACCGTCATTTCCGTAAGATTAAGAATGCTATTGTGAATATGAAAAGTCCAAGGACAATCCAGAATCCGTATCCAACGAAATCCTGGTATCTTGTCTTAACTGGAATCTCTTTGATATATGGCTGTTCAATTATATTCGTATCTGTAGAATTACGCACAGCACTATCAAGATATATTGCTAATAGGCTGTCACGTTGTATAAGCTCTAATTTGAGCTTATTATTCTCAATGGATGCCGTGGCTTCTGAGAAGTCTGTCTCTGCGTACAGGGAAGTATATGGCACGTTGACACGCCTTTCTATCAACTTCTCGACAATAACTGAATCCCTGATTGTTTTCCCGGGAAGATATTTATAGATTGTTGTGTCTTTCCATTCTACTGAATGACTGAATACAGTATCAGCTGGTGGTGGTGGGAATTTGAAAAGACATTTATTCTGAGTTACACACCCGGAAAATAATACGGCGATTAATATGAATAATAGATATTTCATTTCTCCTGAATATTTAGACGTTGTTTTAAAGGGGAGACTTGTATGCCTCCCCCTAAAAATCATTATACATCCCTCTTCAGATCTCCATCGGTATTCTCAAAGAGATTCTTTGACAGATACGCCAAGAGAGTAGTAATCGCTACCACTCCAATCGCTTTGAAGAATTCAGCATCAAACGCTGTCCCTGCTTGAATCACTTGATAAAGAAAGGTGACAATTGATGAAAAAACGGCAAGCAGACCGCCTTTTAAAAAGTCCCTCCAATTCAATTTTAAAAAATTTGATCGTTCCATAGTAATTGGTTTTTATTAATACTGTAACAAGTTACGTAATTTCAATTGTCATTTCCTCATTATTCCGAATTGCTTTTAACATCCTCTCTACAATAAGCAACTCATACTTCGTAGAATTCAACACCTTACCCTTCTCTTTATTCTCCCCGGGAAGGATGCACCCATGTGAATCCTTGGCTGTATTTCCTCTATGAACCCTGATTCCTGTAAAGTGAGGAACATTTAGAATTATAGGCAGCAACCGTTTAAATTTCGGTGACATGGTGAGATCCATATTATACCTACCATAAGGAATAGCAGTCTCACCAAAAACCTTTTCTTCTCCCTCATCATCCAAATCACCATCAGTATTTGTATCCCTGACCTTATCTTCAATAGTCTGACATAAGAGGAGCCCATCAATGAATAAGTCTCCAATAGTATAATCGGGGGATAAATATTTCCTATGCAACCTTATTCTCATTTCTTTTTCTTCTCAATTATTAAACTATCTAATTTAGACCTTGATGCTATCTGTTGGATATACAAGGTGTCAGCCGACCGTGTTGCTACCAAACGGGTACTGTCTATCGGTTCTCGTTTCTTAGGCGGATCCTGACTACTCAGAATCAAGCTCAAGAACAGTAACAATACGAGTGATATTCTCCGTATTCTTAATCCAGTACGTATCATATTTTTGAAATTTTACATTCTGTGCCGATTTGATTTCACTTACATCCTTTCGGACTTCCTCAAGGGTGACCTCCATAGTAGCCTTCTCTTTGGCTTCATCGCGGAAGTAGAACAACACCATCAGTATAATTGTGATGGCATATACATAGTCTTTTATGTTCTTCCAGGTTATCTTCATCCTCCTGTTTTATTATGTAAAGATATAATCGCTACTATCACAGCTGATAAAGCGATCACTATTCCTATCACCCCCCACGCTACCTTATTAGCTGTCTCTAGTTTTGTCATTCTTATATCATGCTCATGCAGCTGCTTTCTAACTGCTTCAGCAAACTTACTCAGAGGGTTATTATTGGAGTCTGGCATTTCATTTTACTATAAATATACGTTTCTTATTATCCGGTGGTATCAATACCACAATTAAGCGGCTTTCCTTTGACGACACAAGGCTGTGCATCTTTCCTGGCTGCACAGTATAAGGCTTATTCAGCACAAGCTCCTCTGTAGAATATGTCCCGTCCTTATCTTCTTCCCTGATCTGCATCTCCCCCTCATACAGTATCAATGTCTCAGCAGATATAGCATGCTCATGAAATGGCAGGACGGCATCAGGCGAACACAATGCTCTCATGATATGGACCGTGTTAGTTTGGTAAACTGACCAGCCCATAGCTGTCCCTCTTTCTAGCTTAAACTCTCGAAATCCACCCTCCTCTCCTATCATTATATCTGAAAGGGCTTTCAGTTCATCGGTC